TCCTCCATTAGTGTGATGTTTGCATGAGTTGTTGTTGCATGTGATTTTTCTCTTTCCCACGCTCACCCCTCCATTTCCTTGAGTAACTCATGAACCACATTGCGATAGTCCTGTGACACGATGCAGTTCTTTGAAAACTGTGGGAGGACTGCCATTCTCATGGATGCCTTTTCCGCTACAATCGACCGACGAATCGGTGTGACGAACATGTCAAATCCGGAACTGGTTTTCATCCACTCCTCGAAATCCAGTGATGTCTTGTTTTTCTGTCTCATGGTCACAAGACCTTTGATTCGGAGTTCCGGATTGATTTCCCGCAGGTCGTCAACCTGCTCCTGCAAATTGTGAATCGCCTCGTTTTCGTACCCTCCAACCTTTACGGGTGCAATGACGAGTTCTGCTGCCAGTAGAATGTTGATGACCACCATGTCAAGCAGACGACCACAATCACAAATGCAATAGTCGTATGCCTCCGATACTTCCTCCAGTGCATCCCGCAGCCTTGTGACTTGGTTCGCCTCCTGCTTGAGCAGCAGGTTCATGTCTGTCTGCATGAGATACCCGTTTGCAGGGATGATGTCAATGTGACTGTATTGTGTCGGTCTTATCAAGTCCGTTGTGCGGTATGACCCGCCCACGCTCACATGACGCTCAAGCAGTTCACTCATTCCTGTTCCCTCCGGCTCGTATGCCTCGAATGTCTTGGATGTATCGCCCTGCGGGTCTCCGTCAAGAATGAGAACACGTTTCTCCTGCTCCTCTCCCAACATGTAAGCGATCGCATCCGATGTCGTTGTCTTTCCGATTCCACCTTTCGGTGACATTACTGCAATAATTCTCATTTTTTCCTGTTCCTCCTGTTATCCTCTTGTTACTGTCCTGTTATCTCCACCCGCAGCGGTTCATGTTCATTTCTTCACCGACTTTGTAAAGGACGAACGTGAATCCTGCTGCCAGTGCTGTGGCGACGACTGCTGCCACGATGATGATTTTCCTCATGTCCTCACCTCCCCGCTATATCGTGATTGTGTGATATATGCACATCTGCAAATCTCTGAAAGAATAGTCCGGTGTTTCTTCCGGCTTTAGTGGCTGCATTAGATTCAATTCTCTCCATCTCTTGTGTCGGATTTCCGGAACTGCTCTGAACCTCTTGACCTCTGCATCTCCTATCTGTGCGACGATGTCCTTGTCAACCTGCATATTTGCGAAATACTGGTTGTATATCTCCTCACCGTCCTTGATAACCCTCACCCTGTCCGAACTTTCAAGCAATGTCATAATGTCCTTGACCGTCATCCTGCTGCACCTCCTCATTTCTTCCTCGGTTTGCTCTCTTTGACCTCACCATTCTTGAGGATGCTGTTGTTCGGGATGCTCATTCTCCGATTTCTCTCCATGTGTTCCCAGTCCGAAAGATTCAGATATTCCTCAAGGACTTTTACCGCCTCCTCTGCCGAATAGCATGTCACAACGAAATGTCCTACTGCT